CAGGGATATTCTCACTCATGCTAATTTCTCTTTTTAAATCTTTGTATTTGTCAACTGAAATTCCTAACTTTGTGGCACAAAATAAATTAGATTGTTTCCACTTAAGAGACTGTTTTACTTGTTCAAGTAGTGTCATAATATTAAAGGTTGGTGTACGGGGAGTAAAATTATATTATTATTTTTAAACTTCCAAAAAGTTATTAACATTGTTAAAAAATAGAGCTCCAGTGTAGAAACACCAGAGCTTCTTTTGTTATCAGGATTAAACCAACAAAACCTGATTTTTATTTATATTTTTTTCCATATCTTTTTGTAATTTCCCCAGTAGTTATTTTTAGTTGTATTTGCAGAAGCATAACATTCAAAATGACTGGTGAAATGTTTACCATGATTTATGTGTACAGCAGGATTAATAGTTTCATATTGATCTACATAATCTGGTTCTATAAATGCCCATCCCTGTTGTTTAGTTATTAACATCTTTTGTTCAAAATTCTTAATTGCAAAATCAAGAGTCATTGACATTTGATGAAGAGGTAACTGAGCTGGTAATTTTTCTTGAAATCCATCTTTGCATATTCCAATATAATTCATATTGCAAATAGCTGTTTTAAAATTAGGATAATCTAAATAACCTTCTGGATATAAAACATCATGTTCTAAAAAACTAACATAGTCATATTCTCCTAAATCTCTAAGATGATATAAACACATTAAAATCTTTTGAATTATATTTTCATGAGATCTTATTGGATTATTATAAATAAGATTTTCAAAAGGATTATCTTCTATTGGAGTATTAGAACAAGTGACTACTTTAGTATTCTTTATATTTTTATTTATTGTTTCTAAAACAAGTTTAGTAATATGAAGATTGTTATTATCTGTATAAAATATAGCAGCTTTTTTAATATCTTTTTTTAATAAACAAGTCTTTTCTTTTGTTTTTAATATTTCTTTGCTATAGTTATAAGAACATACTCTATCTGTAAAAGAATCAATTGTAATATCAAAAGGAAGTTTATGTATATAAGCTCCTTTAAAAAATAAATTACTATTCCCATCAATCACTCCAGCATTGTGATAAATTAAATTAGTATCCCATTCTGAAATTGGAGATGTAGACCAAGCAAAATTTAATTTAGGATCTACCCTCACTTCTTTATCAAAGAACCATAAGTTCCAAAGAACAGCCCACATATCAGCACACCATATTTGTATATCATGGTTTCCTTTATCTAAAGCTATATCTTTTACTATTTGATCATTTACAAGTCTAAATAAATTCTCTGCATCATAGTAAACTTTATTCCAAAATTCTGCAGATATGTTTTTAAGTATATACTGAGCACCTCCACTGTTTCTTTCTTCAGCTATTACTTTATCTTTATCTACATTAACTATTCTAGTCATAAGATCTAGATAGTGTTCTCCTTTTGATCTTATATAAGAAGCTCCAATATAACTTACAGTGTCACTTACATAAGATATATGATCATTAAGTAGTTCACCAAAGTCAACTTGTTTTGTAAATACTATATCACAATCATGATAAAATATAATTTCATCTTCTAGACTAGGATTAGCCATCCAATGTTTATATAATATATGAGGACGAATACTAGAAATATAACTTGCATTTTTTCTAGTGTCTGGGTAAAAAAAGAAATTTACATCAGAATAATGTTCTTTTAATTTTAACCATGTTTCAGATGCTTTACCATAATATGAACATACAATATGTATATCATTAGGATCTACACCATTTTCAATAAAGTTATTAATCATAACTTCCACCTGCCATGTATAATATGGTATGGCTGGCTGTGCACAGACAAATTTCATTAGTTGGTTTTTTAGTTTATTATAATAGAATGTTCTGACCTGGACTAGAAATAAAATCTCTAGTTGTATAATTTATATCTACCTTTCTAGGATAGGTTTGACTTTTAAGTTGACCTAGTTGTTCTTTAGTAATATCTTTATGAATTACTAAATCATAATCACTATCATCATCCCAATAGCCCTTCACCATAGAACCAAACAAACTTAATGTACATTCTCCAATAATAGAAACTATAATTGATTTTATAGTTTGCAGTTCTTGCTTTTGATTATCCAAAAAATCATCCCAGTTATATACTATAGGATGTATTATTGGTTTTGGTTCAGGTAGTTTAAATCCAAATGGATTTCCTATATATGGATATCTATTAGTTGCAAGGGGGGCCGTCATAAATAATTACGTTTATGTTACTATAAGATAATAATGCTTGAGTATTCCAACTAACAGTATAATTATGTGGAGAATTAAAACATCTAGTAGTTGGTTCAAAGTTATTACCAACATCCTCTATAAAATTACCGTTTCCTAGTCTGTCAACCATAACTTTAATTTTTGTTTCTCTATTAGTTGTAAAAGAAATAGCTCCAACAAAACCATTATGAATAGAAGATTTAGTTTGACCAGGATTAACTGGCAAAGATATATATATATCACTATTTGTACCATTTACAATTAAATCAGTAACGTAAGCAGAAGAACTATTATTAATTATTTTAAATCCAGTAGTTATATGATTAAGTGTAGTAGTTGTTGTTACAATTGGTGATGAACATATCCATCCAGTACCTCCATATGGTATAGCATCAGGAATAGCATCAGGATCACTATCTGCTGGGAAATTAAATCCTGTAGTTCCATCACTTAATTTAAACCATCTATAATGTAGTTGACTACCTGTAGCATTAGATACTCTTAATATTTGTATGTCATATGTTGAACTACTAAGTGGAATATCTATTGTAGACATGTTATCATAAAATAAAAATCCAGTACCTACGGCAATTTCACTCAACCAATCATTTATGTTCATAACATAAGGAAGACCATCAAGAATACCTTTTCCAACAATAATATTTTCAAAATTACCTACAGTTAATGTTTGACCAATACTATATTCTACACCATTTAATGTTAAACTATTAAGTGTAAATGTATATCCTCCACTTATACAATCATACCATGTTCTTTCCATCTCATAGTAAGCAGCAGTTCCAATTGCTGTACATCTTGCTTGTGGAACAATAGGAGAAGATGCTATTTGACAATTATATGTTCCACCAATATTACTAGGAGTATTTATACTAAATCCATATTGACTAGTATAATAATAATTATTACTATTATTAGGATTTGTAAATGATACATGAATTTGAATTACATATGTTGAAGATCTAGTAGGTTTATATATAACATGCATATCATCATAAAACACAAATCCTGATGTAGCAACTCCTGGAATACTATTCAACCAATCATTAACATTCATTATATATGGAAGACCATCTATAAGTGATATCCCCATTATTAAATCCCACTTTCCTGTAACTACAAGAGTTTGTCCATTAGCATATTCTACACCATTTAATATCATACTATTTAATGTAAATACATATGGTGGACTTTCCCATGATCGTTCCATTTTAAAATATCCTGTTCCTTCATGTTCACCATCACCACCATTACATTTAATTAATGTATTTTTTAGTATATTATTTAATACTTGTGTCACTGTCATACCTGTAGTAACTCCTGCACATGAAATATTAGGTCCTGTATATATTACACAATCAGATTCTACTGTTTGATTGCACACCTGAGCAGATGCACATGTAGTGGTAGTACATACTAAAGGTGTACCCTGACTACAGCAGCAAGGAACTTTATTATTATGTTTAGCACCACAATTACAACTCATTATTTATTTATTTAAAATTTATTAAATTAAGTTACATTGAAAAGAAGTAAAAGGAATACTACCATCATTATCATGACTAACACCTATTGTAAAATCAATATTATAATGAAGATCACTACCATCACAATTACTTGTAATAGATATATTAAGTGTTGAATCTGAACTAGGAGAATCAATTACAGTAACATTATCATAAAATACAAATCCACTACCTTTAGCAATAATAGTTAACCAATCATTTATATTCATAGGATATGTTTGATTGTTTAAACCTATTCCAATAACTAGATCAGCTGGTGTATTTACATGAAGAACAGGTGTAGTAGATGTAACATATTCTACACCATTTAACACCATACTATTTAATGTAAATGTATGTGGAAAGCCATCACCAAACTTTTCTATTGCTGGATAGTCATAAGGAAGACTGCATCTTTTAATTTGTGGAGGAGGAGGTGGTGGAGTTATACAACATCCATCTAATAATATTGTTCCTGTTCCTGCAACAGTAGTAGGAATAGAATGAGGAGTTACACAAATAGTTTTATGACTTTTGTATGGAAGGTATTCAATTGTTTCTTTTGAACTTTTACAAGGAACATAGCTTGCACTAAATGTTGATCCTTGAGCACCTGTATTAGTTAAATTATAACTAAAACACGGACATGTAGTTGTAGTGGTTACAGCAACAGTTGTAGTTGTTGTACAACTAGGAAGATTAGATGCAGCTATTTCTAATAACTTACATAAATTATCTCCATGATGTACACCATAACATATTAAATCAGGACCATTATAAATAATACAATCACAATTATACAATTCATCACATGGCTCACAATTAGGATTACGTGTTGTAGTGGTGGTTGTACTAGTGGTCATGCAACTATAGCATGGGGTTGCTTGACAACCACAAGGATCATCTCCACAATTACAAGAACATCCACATGAATAATACATATTTTTTATTATTTATTTTTTAAAAGGTAGCATTAACTATTGTTGTACACAGAGTATTATTAGATTGTATTCTAATAGCCTCAGCAGCATCTGATACATTAAAAATGTTATATCCCACAGTTAATTTTGATAATGGTACATTTAATTCAATTGTTTGAATAATATCACCAAGATGATTTAGTGCATACAAATTAAAAGGTCCAACACCTGCACCATGACTATTAATTATTATATTTACTGGTTTTGACATATTAATACTATTATGGACAACTTGGTAAAGTTACATTTTGTGTATACACAATTATTTTTATATTATTTGCACTAAGAGGAGCTGACAATATAAAATTATATTGATCAGATGATATTCCTCCACTAGTTATAGCTCCAGAAGTATATAATGTATATCCTGTTGTAATATTACAAACTTTAAAATGTATTATATTACCACTGCCACTATAGTAAGATACTGTTACACGATAGTTACCATAAGGAGGTTGAATAAATCCAGTTGTACCTGGAGCTGCTGGTGTATGTTCAGAAAATACAATAGTACTAGTATCTAAATTAGTAATTACTACTGTAGCACCTACATCATTAAATTCATAACTAATAGTTGGAAGAGGTGTTCTAGTTGTTGTTGTAGGTATTCCAGGACATTGTTGATAACCTGAAGCCTCTCTACAATCTGCTATAACATTACCTGCACTTATAAAAGTAAATGCTCCTGGAACATATGTTGTATCTGTAGGTGTTCCTGATGCTAATGCAACAAGCCAATATAATCCATTAGCATCTGTATACATATTACCTAATACAAATGGTACATTTGTTTGAGGATAGCATGGTTTAATACTAGTTGTTCCTGTTAAATTTCCACAGCAAAATAATACAAATTGAGAACATGCTCTTGTAGTGGTTGTAGTAGTACTAGTTGTAGATGTAGTTGACGTAGTAGTTGTTGTACTACTAGTAGTTGTCGTAGCAGGTATACATTGACTAATGGATATAATCTCTCCTGTTGTTGGTATAACAGCTATGTATTGCCCCATTCCTCCATATAATCCTTGAGCAGCAGGTATAGTAAGGTTTACATTACTGTATAATTTAGAACCTACTACTAAAGGATTATCAATACTGTAAACAGTAACAGTAGTTGTAGTAGCATCACAATCACAAACAGCATCATATACATTGTCATCAATATAACAAAAAGTATATTTTTGAGCAGGAGGATTTAAAAGAGTAGCTGTTGCTGTAAAAGCACAACATACACTTAATGGAAATATTGCATCTAAAGCATTTAATATAATTGGAGAAATAGATTGTCCAGTTGTTGCTTGACCACCAACATTATCTCCTGAATATACTACACAACTAAGATCTATCTTTTCTGGACACGGATCTACTGGAGTACATGTTGTTAGACATGTAACACCAGGAGGTGTACAAAAAGCACATGGATCACAGTTTATAGATTGATTACAGGTACAAGACATGATTTAGTTTAAGTTAATTTATGGTGCTACACAAGCAGGTACACTTGCATTTTGTGCTCTTAAAAATACCATTATATTTGGAGTACCACTTGTAAATGTAAATGTATAATCCACAGTAGTATTAGAAGCAGTGGCAGGAGTAGTTGAATAGAATAATTCAGTTCCTGTATTCATATCACAAACTCTAAAGTTTACTATATTTCCACTACCTGATACCCATACACCACGTATTGTATATTGAGCATTTGTAACAGTTATTTGTCCATTTAAAACTGTGCTTGAACTAACTTGAGATAACACAACTGCACTATCACTTGTTCTAATAACATCAAGTCTACCACTCAATCCACCACCTATGTTATAGTAAACGTGTGGAATAGCAGCTGTAGTAGTTGTAGTCGTGCTAGTAGTAGAAGTGGTTGTTGTAGATGTAGAAGTAGTAGTAGTTGTAGTAGGAGTGTTTGTATTACTAACTGTTTTACTACATGTAGTTCCATTACTTACTAAACATCCATTAACAGTAATAGTATAAGGAAGAAGAGGATCTAAACCAGCACCACTCACTGTGTAAGTAATACCAGCTGGATCTATACCCACTGTAGTAAGATTTAATGTATTAGTGTATGTATGAGCACCATCTGTAATACTAACTGTAGATAATGTAGGACAGTTAGTAAATCCACTTGGAATAACAGTAAGAGAATTAAATATAAGAGTTACTGTTGTTCTACCTGTATTAGTAGTATTTGTAAATCCTAATAAGAACTTAGAACAATCAGGTGTAATGTTTTGCTTAATTGTATTAACAGCAGTTCTCATATCACATACTGTAATCCAAAGATTTTGCATAGCCTGAGCAAAATTACTAACAGTATTATTCCAACCTGAAATACTAGACATTGTACCAGCCTGACCTAATGCAGCTGATGAACTAAGAAATGCACACTGAGCACTTGAAGCATTTGAAATATTACTAATAGTTCCTAATGCTGTTCTGTAATTACAATGATCATTCTCTAAAGCAGCTAATAACAAATTCATTTGTGTTGGTACACCACTTGTAATACCAGTGTAAGAACATAATGGAGTTACTGTAGGAGGAACATACCCAGGACTATTTTCTAAATTTTGTATTCTTATTTCTTGATTACTAATTTGAGAAGTTTGTCTATCTACAGTAGTTTTTATTGCAGATGCATTAGTTCCTATATTAGCAGCATAACCACTAAGAGGTAATTGAGTGACAGGTAATCCTGTAGCAGGATCAACATATTGAAAATTTGTAGGAAGAGTTAGTATAGGTTCCTTATAAAGATTAGCTGTATCCTGTGTAAGTGTATTAGTTTTTTTAGTTAACGTACCCACAGAACAACAAATACCATCTACTATAGTTTGCAATAATGATCCAAGTGTACCATCTGGTGCTTGTAAAACATCACAACTATTAAGAAGACATGTAACATTTACATTACCCACTGCAGCAGTGCCTGTTAAATCACAAACTTTTTCAGAAAGTTTATATACAATATCAGATACACTATCCCCTTTACAATGATTAATACATGTTATAAAAGGCCCCTGCCATTCAACACAGTTGGATGATACAGGAGAACAGTTTTCTTTGTCAGAACTGGAACTAAATGGTTTCATGGATGGTATATATTTTTATTGTTCTTCTACTTGTACTTCAGGAACAACTGCTTTTGCTTGCTCTTGAATTTTTGCATTAATGAAGTTTAAAAGAGGAAAGCCATATTTAGTTGGCATTTCTTGAATAAACTTATCTAAATCTTTTACTTCTTGTTCGTTGAATGTTAACATAACTAGTTGGTTTTTAAGTTGTTAAAATATAAGTGTTGTAATGTAAGATGTGCTTACAATATAATATACAAAATCTTTGAGAGTTAACCAAATTTTATCCCACTCCTCCTGATCCTAAAAGAGATTGTGAACTAGGTGCATTACCTGATAACCAACTATTAGGTGCTCCTGTGCTACCTGCACCTGCATACCACGTAAGACCTGGTGTACATATTTGTTGTCCAGCACCTATTGTTAAATTATCAGCATTAGAAACTATACCTTGTCCAAGTTTTATAAAATTTGTAGCTGATGAAACACTTCTATTAAGTGAAATTAAAGCACTACTACTTCTACCTTTTACATTAAACTTATAAAATGCTAGTATGGCTCCACTAGTAAATGACATAGTATGGGCAGCTGTAGAAGTATTATTTATAAAATTTGCAAATGTAGTAGTTATACCACCACTACCACCACTTGTAATACTAATAGTACCTGTACTAGCACCTCTAGCAAATTCTACAGTGTAGTATGTAAAACTACTACTATTTCCAGATGCAAATGTGATAGCATTATTTGAAGTATCATTAATTAATATTCTACTCTGTTGAGCATTAATTGTAGTATTAGTAGCACTAGCAAAATTCCAAACAATACCTACACCAGTTAAATTCCATGTACCACTTCCCATATTAATAGTTCTAACACCAGCATTAAGACAACTAACTAATCCACAAGTTATATTAGCTCCATTATTTACATTTAAGTTGCCTGCTGTTATTGTTAATGTATTAGTAACTAATGTAAGACTAAAGTTTGCATTTATATTAACTGCTCCTGCACCTGTATTTGTAATTGTAAATGCAGCATTAGATGAAAAAGCATCAGCAAATGTATATGCAACACCATTACCTGAATCATTTATGGTCATTGCTCCTGTTACAAAACTTTTACCAGCACTTGTTATTGTTTGAGGAGTTATAACTATACTTCCACCAGTTAATACTATTGCTGGAGTAAGAGTTGGAGCTGCCTGTGAAGAAGTTAATGTAATATTTCCCTGAACAGTAAGTGTTTGAGATGCTGCATTACTCCATACAGCATTTGTCCCTGACTGAAATATTATATCTTGATAAATTCCTGATCCAAAACTTATAGCAGCCCCTCCTGTATTGTTAATATAAATACTAGTGTAAATACCAACTGATGTAGTTGATGTATATGTAGCACTTCCTGATCCTGCTCCTGATATATAAACAGCATTAAGTGGATAAAATGGACCATTATTTGCTAATGTTCTAGCAGATGATTGTGATCCTGTTATCCAAAAATATCCTACACTACATGAAAAATTTGTTTGTGTAGCTCCTATTGTTGCAAGAGTACCTGCACCTGTAAAATATAAATTAGGACTTGAAATATTTCTAGTTAATGCATTACTTGATACTATAAGAATTCCAATACTTAATATTGAAGCAAAATTTACAAATAAACCTTGAGTTATTGTTAATGTACCAGTTGTAGTAAAAGTATCTGTACAGTTTATCTGTAAATTTAAACCATTAATAGTTATATTACTGCCTATCCATATTGCACCATTACTTGTTAAACTAAAAGTTGATATACCAATAAATGATATAGCTCCTCCATATGTATAAGTAGTAGATGCACTAAGAGTTAATCCTCCAGATATATTTATAGATCCTGTTCCACTTTGGGCAAAGGTTCCTGTAAAATCTGATGTTCCAGATGTTCCTCTAAAACTAAGACTTAGACATAATCTTGTAGCAGTGTTTACTGTAACAGTTCCACCACCTGAATTTGCATCAAAATAAACATCATCTATAGCAGTAGGTACAGTAGCACCAGAGGCTCCCCCAGATGTAGCAGACCAATGTGTTGTAGTAGCATCCCAACTACCTGTACCTCCTACCCAAAATCTATTAGCCATATTAGATAGCTTCTGTTAAATTAAGTTGTTGTAATACGTAATTTTTAATCACATTATCATCTACTCCCCAAGTATCAATAATAGATTGAGGTAAAATTATAGAACCATCTTTAGAAATACCATTACCACTCACTGTCCAAAGAATAGTTATTTCTTTAGGAAATAATGTAAATGGATTAACTGTTATTTCTAATTGATCAACCACTTGTGTTAAAGGAAGTTGAACATAACTTGTAGGATTAATTTGCATAATTATTTATTTATAATAAATGTTAATAATAAGATCATTAAGAGCAACTGCTGTAGCACCAGCATCTGTGAGATCTTGAACAGTTGTAATTGCTATGCCTGTGCTAAAATCTATACCATCAGGAAAACTTACATTTGTTCCTGCAAGTCCTGGAACAATAACAGTTGAATGAATACTTGCACCAGCTGTTGGAGTAGTATTTAAATTATGGAATGCTACTTTTCTAGCAGAAGTACTAGAATTATAAATATTCCATCCTGTTACTTTACCTGCTGATGCTTTTATATTTGTAGCATTAGTGGTTGCTGCAGACACTAAGTGAAATGTACTATCTCCACCTGTAGCTCCTGATACTACTGTTACATTCATTGTACCTGTACCAGCATTAGCTGTAATAGTACCACTGACTGGTTGAGTGACAGCACTACCATCAACTTTTAAAGCTGTCATACTAGCTATACCTTGTACAGTAAGAACATCTGCTGAAGCTGTTCCTGCTGTACCTAATGCAGGTTGTTTAGCTGATGTGGCTGCACCTGTAGGAAGACTTACTGTTCCTGAAACATTATTTATATTCCATGTTCCTGATTGAGCAGCTTGTACAGCAAATGTTCCTGTACCTACCACTGTAGCATTTAAGTTAGCTGCTGTAGCTTGTGTAGCAGCAAATGATGTATTACTTATAGATCCTATTACATTACTTCCTGTTGCCAATGCTGGAAGAGAAGCTAATGATACAGGCTGAGTAGTTTGATAAAATGTACCTGATACAGGTATTGCTGCCTGATCATTAGCTATTACAACTGGTGATGAATTAGCACTACTTGCTGAACCATTTGGATTTTGAGGATTGTATGCCATAGTATTAAATTATATTCCAATTAGTACCATCACTTACCAAAGTGAGAGATACATATTGTCTAGTTATAGTTATTGGTGAAGCACTACCATCTATTGTTCCAGCTGTAGTTGCTATAGATACAATGTTAGTTCCTATTCTTTTTATAGTGTATAAATTAGTATTTCCTGCTGCTGCAGGAAGTGTAACTGTTGTAGTTCCTGATACAAGATATACATAATCTGTACTAGCTGCAGACCCAGCTGCTGTATTAGTAGATACTACGTTTACAGATGTTGCAGAAGCTGTTATAGTCCAACTTCTATCTGCACTAAGATTATAAGTTGTACCATTGATAGTAAGATTTCTTACTTGTGGAACCTTAGTATCAGCATATGTCTTTATGGCCTTCTGTGAAGGGACAAGTAGATCACTATCTGCTGCTAACAGAGGATCTATATCTATGGGTACTCCTTTTGTTGTTCCTTGTGCCAAACTGTTTTAGTTTAAGTTGTTAATGATTTGCTGAAATGTTAATATTAAATTTATTTCTTCATTTCTTTTTCTTGGATGATGTTTTTTACACAAACATATCCCATTGTTTATATCATATCTTAATTCAGGATAATCTTTCCACGATAGTATATGATGTGATTCTAATCTTCCTTCACAATCTAAATTATCAATCTTACATTTCCAATTATCTCTTTTCTTTACCAAAACACTCCATTCTCTATGCAATTGACCTCCACGTTCTTTACTATCGTCTTTTAGTTTTGTTCTATCTTTTACCCACTGGTGTGCTTTTTCTTTTGTATACTTACCTGTTAATGTTTTAGATATTTTTTCTTTAATATGGTCAGGAACAGAAAATCCTTTTCTAACTTTTCTTGATTTTGCAGTACAACTTCTAGAACAATATTTAGGATTTTTATTCGATGAAGTGTAATTATTTCCACAGCAAGTACAAACATATTCTTTAGTAAAATAAGCTCCTTTATTTTTTACATTTTTGCTAGAATTACTTATTTTTTGTTTATGCTCTTCAGTTAATTTATGTCCTTTGGTATGAGTGTTTCCATTTAACCAATAATATTTTTTATTAACTTCTGTTGTTCCTTGTGCCATGTTTTTATTATATTATTATCTACTTACTTCTTCCCAATCCATTGATGCAAATACAGTTTCATTATTTGTTCCTGCTGCTAAATTTACTGTAAACTCATAAGGAGTTCCTGTTAATCCATCTCTTTCTAATTGATTACTAAAAAGTGCTGCTCTTAATATATCAACAGATACACTTGTACTTGCTGTAGCTGTAAAATAACCTGATGCTAAAATTCTACCTCCTGTAAAAGATGTTCCTGTTAAATTATATTCTACAGAAGAATTTGTTCCTGCACTTACCCATGAACCACCTGTTGTTGTTCCTGCTGCTACTACTTGCCAATTATAATTAGCTGCTGTATTACCTATTGCAGAAATAGCAGTGGCTACAGCTATAGCATCTAATCTTGTTGATTTAAGTTTTATAGAAACTATAGGATAAAATGTACCTGCTGTTGTTAAAGTTTTAGGAGAAGTTATTGGTGTACCTACAGCTTGTTGTAATCCACGAAGTTCATATCCTCCTTCAGATAATACAGTAGAACATATTTGTTTTAATGTACTTACCCCACTTGTAGCACCTGTATTTGTTATTTCATATCTTAATGGTAATGAAGCTGTAGTGATATATGTAGATGTAATTAAGTTAGCATGATGAAAATTATGACAAACATAAAAATTACCATCTATAACAAATCCCATTCTAACTGTTCCAAGACCTAACCACTCAATATCCATAAATAATATTTGAGCTTTTGCAATATCTAACACTATACCACTAGGGCCATTACCATTCATAGGATCAACATTCCATGCTGATTGATTTACTACAGATTCAGTAACTATTCCAGTAACAAAACTTCTTTCAACAAAGCTAAGAGTAGAATTATTTAGTTGAACATATAAACCATTTTGAGTTCCATAATATCCAACTCTTTGTCTAAGGTTAGTCTTAGCAGGACTCATTACAAATGTAGATAGTACAAGAAGACTTTTACCAGGCTGATATGCAAATACTTTTGTAGTTTCTCTAACTACCTCAGAACCTGAAGCTGCTGTTACAGCTAAATCAACTAGTCCTTGACTAGAATTAAATGTAGCAGTACCTCCTGTAGCAGTGGCTGTAGACCACAATCCATTATCTGAAAATCTATGACTAGAGTCAAACAACGTAAATGGTGTACTAACTCTCAGTCTACCAAATGCATCTATGTTTGGAGAGTTTGCATATGAGATAGCTGGACTTATTATACTATATCCTGAATAATTCTGTGCCATATATTAAGTTATTTGTGTACCCCATACCTGAAAGGATAGGTTACTATTTCCTGAATAAACTCTAATTACATCTGTTGTTGCTAATGTCACACCTATTGTAGCAATGAATGTATCATTACCAGCCAGTGTTACATCATAATAAAGATAGTCTTTATTTGCTGTAGCAGCCCCTGCTTGTGATATAGAAATTCTAAATGTAGTCTGTGTAGCTCCTCTATTACATATAGAAAGAGAACTACATACAGTGGATGTTGCAGCAGGAACAGTGTATAAGACTGTTTCTGTTGTTGCTGAAGGACTATTCTGTCCTAATATTTTGTATACGTTTGCCATAATTATGCTCCCATTAATAAAAAGTTTTGTTCAAATCCTACAGCTTGTGCTGTTGCATTTAATGTTCCTCCTGAGAGAGAAAGTCCTGAACCAACAGTTATTTCTTCCATTACACCTGTACCTGCTGTACTTCTACCTATAAGCCTGTTTGTAGCCATAGATGTAGATATTACAGGAGCTGTTCCACCACTAGAAGTTATAGGACTTGTTGCTGTAACACCAGTCACTGTACCTACACTCCAAGATCTATCAGCTGTAAGATCATATGGAGTACCATTAATAGTAAGAGTTCTACTTGTAGGAACATAACCTGCAAGAGATGGACCTGTTGAAATAGAACCATCAGCCATTAAGTATTGAGAAGAAGTACCTCCTGTTTTAATAAAAGCATTAGCTTGTACATTATCAACAGTTGTTATTTTACCAAAATAATCAATTACTACTTTATTTCCACTGCCAAAAGAAGCATGGTTACCATCCATTGAAACAGCAGTTAAAGCTGTACCTGTATTTGAATTTGCAGATATGCCAGTTCCAAAATCAGATGATGCTGTTAATGCTGTAACTCCATTCTCTGCATTTATAGATAACCCTTCTGCTTCATTTGTTGCATTCAAAGTACCTAAAGATGCAGTACTGCCATTAGCAGAAATATCAAATGCAGCTCCATCATTTATATTACCATTTATTAATTCAGAAAAATTTGGTGCAATTGTAATTTCTCCAGCACCTGATGGTAATTTAAAATAACCTGAACCATTAACTTGTAATTTATCAATTCCATTATCAGCATCATTTCCTAGTAATAAATTTCCTCTAAAATAACTACTATCATTTGTACTACTATATATACTCCAAGCTCCATCTACTAATGTTCCTCCTCCTAGTCGAACTAATGTTCTGTTAGCTGCTGTAAGATATTGAGCTACAAAAGATGCTTGGTAATCTCCTTGTAAATTACTAACATAAACACCTCTATTATTAGTTACTGTACCAAGTGTACCATTTGTACCACCATTCTCTATAAATATTTGATCTAGATCAGTAGTTTTGGTACCATCATAAGTAAAACTAGCTATATTAAAAACTCTATGGTTAGATACTGCTCCACCACCTGTTAAATTATTTTCTGTTGATAATGCAAATGTTCTTATTACTAATTCATCACCTAAACTAACTGCATCAATTTTATGCCCTAATGCTATACAAGTGTCTCCAAGATCAAGACTATTTGCTCGATCTTGTACAATTGAAAATGCATAACCTGTACCACTATGTATAGTATTTTGTGCTCTAATATTTCCTGTAACTTGCAACTTTGCACCACTTCCATCATCTATATTTGTACCTATCAATGTACGACCACTATTGGTTACTGTAAGGCCATCATAACCATTTCCAAAAACAGCATGATTGCCATTTGTAGAATGTGCATCTATAGCTGTTCCATTAGTACTAAAAGCATAAACTCCTGTATTATCAATAGATTCTCCAAAAACACCTGATTGATTATTAGAAAAACCTTTAACACCAGCTGACCAACTAGATTGACCATAAACTCCATATCCTGGATTATCTTCATCATTACTACCATAACCAGATACTCCATTTTCCCCTACATTAGCTCCTGTAAATGTACTGTTACCACCAGCAATAATTGAATTACTAGTTGTATTACCTATATTTGTTACTTGCTGTAAATTTTGACTTCCACCACCTGCTACTACCCACTGTGTACCATCCCAAAAATAAGGTTTATTTAATGTAGTATCATAACATACATATCCCTGATCTGCTGTAGTAAGAGTTGTTCCAACAGCTGTTCTCTGAGTTGTAGTTAATGGATTAAGAAGAAGATTTACAATCTTATTTTTATCAACATCAACATTATGATAGTATTTTTTAGTTTCTGCCATTAAGATAAGTATGCTTTACCAGCTACGGGACTACTAAATGTTAAAGTAATTTCATTGTTGTTTACTACATGTATTGTTCCTGATATATTATTACCACTACAATCTTCAGACCATACATTAGGTACAAGATTTAAATTATGTATAATATACCATACAGCTTGTGGATTAGCACAGTTTTGTGTAAATACAAAACTTGAATTATTATTAATAGTAATAGCTGGATTAATATTAATACGTGTAATACAGCCACCTGCATTTACTTCTATAAGATTAGTAGAACTATCTTGTCCTACATATGACATTCCTATTGATGTAGGACCACCACTACATCTCTGCACTTGATAACGACTCATATCATTCCATGGTGCTTGATAATCACAACTATCATCATTACTAGGATAGTATACAGGAAGCCATCCCATATGTTGAATTGATACTTGACTTAATGCTTCCCCATCATCATTAGATTGATAATTAACAATGTCCTTTCTCATTTCATCAACATAAAGTTGACCTGTTCTTGTACAAGACTCAATACCATATTTCATTCTACGAAATTCAGCATACACTGAATTAGCAAAATTAATAAGGTATTTATCTTTTTGGGGAAGTAGGTTTCTCATAAATTAAAGCTTTTTTTGTGCTGCTAGTCTTTGCTCATAAGCTGCTAAACAACTAGCACATACTTGATTACCATCAGATGCTACACGTCTTTGACATCCACAACTAATTGGTGCATTACAATTTGGACAACTCATATTGGTTTATTTTAAAGTGATTAACAATAAGATCCGAATTTTTGTAATCTTTTCTGTGCATACATAAAAAGATCCATACCTTGTTGAAGGTCATCACACTGTTCTACTTTAGCTTTAGCTGCATCAATAAAAGATTTAATAAGTCTTAGTTCATTTAATTGTTCTTTTACATCTGCTTGAGGTTCACATGCTGCTAATTCTAATTTACAAAGTTCATTAAAATATTTATTGTTTGTTTGACAAATTCTTAAATAGTGATATTGAACAAATACTTTGTCATTAGGACTTACAGAATATCTTATAGTGTATATACCATCAGGAAGTCTTTCACTCATTGTACCACAGCCTGAAGTTTGTATACCAAGAGTACATCCATTTAATACAAGATTAAAATGAGGTAACACTTCTATAGATACTGGTTGATTATAACCAGGAGAAGTTATTGCTAAAGTACCACATGTAGTAGGTACATGTGTATCATATATACTTGTATCAAATATACGAAAGACACTACAATTATTAGTATCTGGTACTTCTAAACTTAATTGGTGTTTGTAGGCCATTATATAAACTTTATAAATTTATTTAGAATTTAAGGATGCCTCCTTATAATAATATACAATTTTTTAAGGGTATTTCCAAAATAAAAAAAGGGAAGATACTACTTGTATCCTCCCTTTTAGTTTTTATAGGAAATTATTAAAATTGTTCAAATGTACCACCTGCAGTGTTAGTAGGAATTGTATTACCAGCAGCAGTTACAGCACTAACAATATAGTTAGTTAAAGCTGTAGTTGAAGTACCAGTAGGAACATTAAATACTAACAAATATTGATCATTGTCAAAAGTAGCAGTTGGGTTGTTGAAACGTGGAACACTATGCAAAATCATTACTTGATCATACAAAGAAGTTCTTGAAATATTACTAAGAGCAGGATTTTGTTCAATCTCTCTCATCCTTAAACTCTCTACACGAGAACTATCAGGATAAGCATTTTGTAAATAACGATCAGACAAAATAAAGTCACGTAAAATTGTTTCACCAATACCAGAAGCTTGAATAGCAGTTTGAACTACAGTAGCATCATTTGCAGATGTATTCATTCCATTACCATTATTAGTACCAGTAAATACTGCACTAACACATGGATCACCAGACTCATCAACAATTGATGTGTAAAGTAATAATGGCTCCAAGTCATATTTATCAGTTGGAGTGAAAGTACAAATACCAAACTTAGTTTCAATATAAGCAGCATATAATTCAAGATGAGCATCTACAGTAAAACTAGCAGCATCAGCTGGAGTCATATTGTATAATTGAGCACCACCAGTAGAACCAATTGCACCAATAGTTGCACCAGTTGCAGTACCACTACCAGTTACCAAAGAACCACCAACACCACTTTCAGTATTAGTTGCAGGAATATAAGTAGGAGTTGATACAGCACCACCAGCAACAGATGCATTATATCCATAAGTACTTAAAGCACCAGAATAAAGATCAGTATAAAATTTAATACCAAGTGTTGCAATAGTACCAATTGCAGGAGCAGTTGCTTGAGCTGGGTAAGTAATAGTTACAGAAGTACCAGAAGTAATTGCAGTTACAAAAGAGTTAGCAGGAATATTGCTACCTGAAACACCTACAACTTTTTGACCAATTGCAACACCATTACCAGTAGTGAAATTAGAATTGCTTAATACAGCTGAAGTAGTTGTGATACTACCAGAAGTTGTACTACCAGTAGCATTGTAAGCCATCTTATACACTCTAGCTTGAACCATTGTGTTAAAAATAGGACTCAAGTTAATTTGATCAGCCCAGTTTAACAATGTAACTACAGGATCTTTCAATAATGTAGGATCAGTAGCATTAGCACAACCTGTGTAAGAATCTAATGTTCTGTACATGTTATGAGACAAGAAACGTAAAGCAGGAGATCCTTTTGCATCTACACGTAAACGGTAAGTAGTATCAGCAGCAAGACCAGTATTAACAGCTACAGGAACTTGTACAATCATTTGACGAGCTGACTTAGCTGTAATCTTAATTACACGTGAAATGTATTTAGGATTGATCATCTTAGTTTTAACAGACTCTTTGTAACCACCCAAAGCAGGAGAAATCTTATCATTAAGAAAATAAGAACCTTGAGCAATGATGAATGGTTTAGCACTTGCTGCTTGAACAGCAACACCATCTGGAGAGAAGAAACCAATTTGACCTGCAGTCAAAGAACCAGTTGAACCAGTACTTAATGTAGGAACAGAAGCACCAATAGTAATTGTAGCACCTGCAGTACCTGTACCAATATTACCAGTTACATTTTGAGAAATTGTCAAAATTGTACCAGATACTCCAGTTACAATAGTACCAGCAGGAATGTTAGTTCCACTTACTGATTGACCAACTGAAACACCAGTAATTGTACCATTAGCAATAATTGTGTTTGGAGCATATACATCAGCAGCAGGAGTAGTACTTAATGGAGTAGCACCATTTACATTAATTGTTAAAGCTGTTGTACTAAGTACTAATTTAGCTGTAATAGGTAATGATAATGTAACACTTGTAGTTCCATTAAGATTTACAATAGTAGTACCAGGTTGAATACCAGCACCAGAAATTGATTGACCAGCTGCAACACCTGTGTAACTAGTTAAAGATATTACATAACCAGTAGTAGTTATAATACTAGAAGATGATGTAAGTGTAGTGCCAGCTACAGTGGAAGGAAGAAAGCTCTTCCTAAAGGCATGAGGAAAATACATAGTTTTTAAATTTAAGGGTTATAAATAAATAAATGTTTTTGTTTTGTTTATAATATAATATAATGAATTATTTTAAGAATAACAATTTATATTTTGTAGAATCTATAAGACTCTTCACTTCATCTAATTGATTAACAATCTCACTATGAGGCATAATAGATTGTAATGCTGCAGTTTTATCTTTTAACTTTCTAAGATAGTCAATAGTTTCTTCCACTGAGTTTAATTCTGTAGGAGCTGTATTAGGCATTTCTAAAAGCTTTTCTTCTGCTCCTTGAAACTGTTCTACTACTGAATCAGCATGATCCCCAATTTCATCATAAAATTCATTAAGAGCTTTATGAGCTGCAAATGAACCAAGCCCAGTTATCTTAAGATGAATTTTGTGAATGCTTGTTACAGCATTTAATAAATCTTGTGCTAAAGCTGCTGTTTGAATACACACTGCACAAGTTTCTGCTTGAGGCATCATAGCTGATAAACTAGCAGTGCTCACTGAAAATATTCCAGGTTTTTGTAAAGATCTCATATTATTTAACTATTTGATTGTACGTTTTGTTGTTCTCTTTGATATTGTGTTATACTTTCTATATCACCTGCTAAAATCATTGCAGCATTATCTACTAAAACTTCAGCTACATCATCATTAAACTCACAGTTTTGATCTGCTGTAAATACAGTACCTGTACTAGGATCTACACAACCATTAAACTGAACTTCTATGGGTTTTCTGTAATAAGTTAAGTGACACTGTGTAATTTCAAATTCATTATTTGTATACACTTTAAGCTTATTAGTCATCCTAGTAGAAACTGTTTCGGCCCATTCAAAGTTAGGTTGTTTATTCTTATCATTGAGAATAATACTTATATTAGCTTCTTCTACTTCATATACTGATATTCTACGTTCAGGACAACATTCTGTTTTAGCAAATACATCTGTTCTTACATAATGAAGATAATCAGAAGGAATAGCTGCCTGATAATATATTTCTTTATTTACAGATGGTAATATCTCATGCTTTAATAATCTTTGAAGATCATCTACAAGACCACTAGTTTGTTCTTCTCCTTCTTTACGAGCATTAATAGAATATAATTGTCTTCTTGTCCACTCTAACTGAGCTTTATTAAATGCTTCTTGAACTTGCCAACACTCTAGATTATCATAGTCCAAAGAAGCTAGTTTATTAAGTCTCTGCTTTATTTTAATCTGTAAGAGGTTATTATTCATTTAGCATTTCCATTTTCTGAGTGACTTGTTAATTCTACTTTGAGGATCATTAGCTGTCTTAGCTGAAGTAAGTTTAGCTTTCATTCCTTTCATCCTAGCACAAAATGATTTTTTTCTAGGACCACCTCCTGGTTGAGGAGGTTTTATATCATGACCTGCAGCTTTTAAAGAAGCACGTCCTTTTGCATTAAGTCCACCCGTAGGAGACTTACCTTCTTTTCTTTGCCATGCTGGAGACTTTGCCATATTATTTAGGTAATCCTGCTTTAAAAGTTGTTGTTAAATCAGTAAAAGATGATGCACCTTTTGCTAGTTTTTGAAAACTAACTACATCTATATATGCTTCATATCCATCATCAACATTAATAAATGTACCACTCATAAAAAATATATCTCTTGTACTACCATTAATTAAATTTGTTCCACCTATTGATTTTATACCTCTAGTAGAAACAGTTAAAAAATCTTGACCAGCAGCTCTTATAATTTCTGTAGCTATTACCATTTGAGCAGGTGTAACTGATCCAGTTAATGGAGCTAATAATGTTCTATTAGCTGATTGTGCTATTATATTAGTTAAAAAGAATTGTTGATAATCATCAGGAAAATTTGATTGTACAGGTGTACCAGCATTATTAATAGCCCAACTTACAGCTGCAGATACAGCACCACAAGAAGTATTTTGTCCTGTTTGTCCTTTTCTAATAATAGATCCTACTGTACCATTGCTAGATATACCAATATGTGGCATATTCATAACAAATAAATTTCCTGTATTAGTAACATGACTAGCATAAGCACCTAATCCTGTAGCACCTGTATGAGGATAGCCAGCAAGACCACCAGACATAAATGGTCCTAAATATTCATTTAATGATAAAGGATGTTGTCCTAAATTCATTTCATCTACAAAACTAGGAGCATTAATATCATCAGCACAAACTGATAAAGATAATAATGTGTCATTTGCAGCATACCCTAACTTCTTTAAAAATAATTTAGTATAATCTCCAAATGCTTGAGCTGATACAGCATTAGGATATGTAATCCTTACTGTATTGGTATATGAAGTTGGATTTCTAAAATCTGTATTTTCATTTATTACTTCAATCCACTCTCCTGGTTTAGGATTCTTATATGCATAAACTAGAGAACCAGCAGCAATAGAACCATCTGGTTTACGAAGTACAAAAGGTTTTTTAGGTCTAATGTTATAGCTTCTCATTACTTTTTAGATTTAGCTTTTATTTTACGTTCTTGTTTAAGCATCTCGGGTGTAGGTTTTTTACCAGAGCCTTTAGCAGCTCTAATATTATCCCATAGTCCTCTTTGAGAAGTAGAGCCATCAGCTCTTTTAATCATTTGTCTTGCCATTATTTTTTCTTTTTAGCACCTGCAATTTTATCAGCAAATGTAATTTTATTCTTAGGAGCAGCTAATGCAGCAAACTTTTTTTGAGCTGGAGTCATTGGAGTTTTACCTTTAACACTTCCCCCTTTTTTCATATAGCCCATTTTAGTAGCAGCTTTTTTATCAGCAGCCATATCTTTTTCAGAACCTTCTTTGTCATGAGCTCCTTTAGCATCCATCTTCTTATCATAAGAAGATTTTTCATAAGCAGCCATTCCACCTTTTTTCTTGGGACCCATAGATCCACCTTTTTTCATGCTGTACATATTATTTATTTTTTTTGTTTTTAGCCATTGCTTTAAATGTCATAGCTAAAGCTTTCCTTTTAGGAGTACAAGTAGCTTTAGTCATAGGTGTACAGTAACCCTTATGTGCTGGGTTAACTGCTTTCTGTATCCATTTTTTATCTTTAGCCATTTTATTTCTTTTTTATAGATCCACCTTTTTTCATCATATTTCCTTTAGAAGCAACTTTATTCATTCCTGTAGCTTTAGGAGTAGATTTTTTTACAGTGCCACCTACTTTATTTTTTGGTAATTTACCTTTGCCATATTTTTTATCAAAAGCTGCATCTGTATCTCTTATTTGAGTTATAAACTTCTTTGGAGCATATGCATTATATTCTTGAAAACGTGTATCTCCTGCTGCTGTTGTATCAGCATTTGGATACTTTTTTTTCAATTGAACCATTGTCATTGGTTTAGGATCTTGTTCACCACCCATATCATATTTTTTTACTGACTTTGAAGTTCCAATTTTCTTTTTCATTTATATATTTTTAAGGTTATTGATTCCAATGTTTCTCAATTTTCTTAGTAAGATCTACTAAGATTTCTTCATTTAATGGGTTTCTTAAATACTCAAATACATCTGTTAAATTACGACCCATCATAGTAGTAGAAGACATATGATAAATAAATCCATCAGCTTTAGTAGCAATATATCTATGATAACTACTTTCTTTAGCTATTGCTTTAATCTTTAATGTTTCCATATCAAGATTGGCAGCATCAAGAAATCTTTGAGGAGTTTGTTTTTTATTCTTATCTACTAATTCACCATTAATAAACTTATCCATGTTGTCATAGATAATATCATTAGGAGTAGACTTCTTGTATTGAGCTCCATTGATATCTAAGTTCTTAGCTACATAGAACAACTTGTTCTGATTCTTATCAAATAACTTTTGAAGTTCTGCAAGAGCTTTATTTTTAAGCTTCTTAACTTCTGTATTAAGAGATGCTGATTCTTCTAGTCTATCAAGATAAAACTTAGGAGGAACTGACATTTTACGAGCTTCTTCTAAAGATCTAGCTACTAATGAAAAACCACCAGCTTCTATAGTATATAATCTAATAAGATCATAGGGATCATTATTAGGTTCTAAATGTACTGGTTCATTACCACATCTAATTTTAATCTTATCCCAAAAATCACTATTGTCTTGTTTAAGTAATTTTACTTTATTCCAAAACATTTCATCATTGGGATCAATAACATTGGCAGCAAGTTCTTTTTCTAACTGAGCTACCACTTGTCTAATTTGTTTCACTTTAGCTTCTTGCTCATCTAAAGGAAGATTTTTAACATCAGGAGCATATTCATTAAGACCAGTAACATATCTTTTAATACCATTCATTTCTAAACATGCAATTGTTTCTTCATGAAAAGCACCATCAAATAGACTAAGACCGTACTTTTGAAGTCCCATGTTGTCTACTAAAGAGTCAAAATAAGGACGAATTGCAATACTAGATTTTTTGTTCTGTGGGTATTTCTCCACAATAGTTACACTACTCATGTTTGGTTGGTTTTTTTAGTTTATATTATATATTGGAAAATACTCCAATGGGTATATTTTGTATTAGTCTCCTATTTTAACTATTTGGTAGCTAAGATAAACTGGAGCTCCCCAAGTTATAGAACCAGGTTGTGATATAGCAATATTTAATGTTCCTTCTCCAATACCTGAAGTCATTGGAATTGCTCTTGTAGCATATGATACAGCAGTTGCACTTGATATAGAAGTTAATATAAAATACTTTTCAGCATCAGCTGAAGCAAATTCAGAGTTAAGAAGACTAATAGTTAATAAAGCAGCTGTTGCAGATGTAGTAACTTTAATTATACCTTTCTTAGTAGAAACAGCTATACTACCAGATGTTGCAGCAGCAAGATCAAGAGTATAAGCTTTTTGATCATTTACATCTCTAGACAAAGCATTAGTATCAGTAAGTCTAGCAAATGTTGATTGTTTATATCTAGCTGCTCCTGCAGCTTTAATATCCTTATCAGGAGAACTTGGATTTTGGATTAATCTTTTAAAGATTGCCATAATTATATATTTTAAATTGTTTTATGTAATTGAACCTATTAAGAGGTATGAGCCCTTCACATGATCAGTGTGGTATACTATACAATAGGTTGGTGATCTAAAGATGCTATCTTTAGAGTGGGATTATTTAAATAAATAAGAGGTTCTTTCTACAGTTCCTCTTATTTAAAATTTAACATTTCTTTCCTTTCATGCTACCACCCATTTTCATTTTAGGTGAGTATGATTGTTTTGGAGCAGAAGAAGAAACAACACCTTTACCAGCATTCTTACCTACCATTACACCTTTTGTAGATGCAGCAGGACGACCATTAGTTGGAGCTACAGATTTTGGAGTTTTTGGATTACCAGCCATAATAATTTATTTTAATTAATGATTAAAAATATAAAAAGACTCAGGTGCAGTTCTTATGGTATGCACCTGAGTACTATTTTAATATTAGAATGATCCACCAGTTACAGGGTTTCTCATAACAATCTTCAATACTTTAGTTGGATCTTTAACCCAAATAGCAGGCATTGTTTGTGTCATGAATACACGGTAGCCGTTAAAGTTACCAGAAGATTGGAAACCTTGAGTACGACCCATATAATCCATAGTACCATTTTGATAGAACCATTTTAATTGATTATCCCAAGACAATTTCAACAAGTAAATATTGTCATTAGTGTTATCAGTAATATCAAAGATAATGAAATTATATGAACTTAATGGGAAACCATCAATGATTGGGTTTTCAATGTCATTTGTATGTACATTATCAAAAGCTGGATTCAAAACAAACTTAACGTTAGCCAAGAATGGAATGATATAGCTAGTGTATGCAAATCCAAAATTCAAATCCATACCAGAACCAGTAACAGCACCAAGCTCATGAGCATTCAATACAAGACCAGAGTTAACTGCTTCTTTCTTAATTGCTTCATTTACAAGTTTCATACCACCCATACCAGTTTGTACAATCAATGCACGTTGAGGATCTGGTCCTTTAAATTCAACTTTACCATTGAAGAAGTTGAAAATTTCAGATTTGAAAAGATCCAAGTTGAAAGAAGCTTTGTTGTAGATTCTCTTGTAAGAGTTATCCAATTGTTTCCAAAGACCCACTGACAAACGAATATCATCTGGACCATCTTGTCTAACTTTACCACCTTGACCCCACATTAAGTAAGTCTCAATGTCATTAGCAATTTTAGTCAAATGAGCTGCTTCCAATGTAGTCAAGAAAGAACGAGTTAATTGACCATTAGCATAAGCTTTCTTTACATAGTCTTTACCCATTTTCTCAGCCATTGTTTCCAAGTTGGTAACTGAAGGATCAACATTCTTATCGAAGTTTCTCCACATTTCAACTACAGGAACTGTACCATCAGCTTTCATACCACCTTTCATCATCAAGTCAGCACGACTAGAAATAGAATAGTGAACGTGAGCTTCTGCTCCTCCTACATAGTTGTAGAATTCACGGAAACCAGCAGATACATTACCAATGTCAGAGAATCTTTCTCCATACTCACCACGAGCAGAACCTTTACGGAACACTTTAGTACCAACCTTCAAATACTTGTTATCCAAATATTTAGTGTTGTCATTATTAACTAACTGTACTGTGTAAATAAAACCATCACCTGCAGGAATAATATCATCTACAGTAATGTACATTTCCACACCGTTATATTTATCATAAGTGATGATATCACCATGACCAAAATAACGTTTGTTAATTTTGATTTTAAAAGTTTGACCATCAATACCTTTAGTGGTATTAGTTGATTCAATATCTTCTAAAATGTAAGGAAGATCCTGAGCAACAGGAATCTGCCATTTGTACTCACCACGGTTATTATCTACCATAATAACGTTCTTACCACCAAAAGAAGACATTTGATACAAAGGCATTTCTACTTTTTGAGCCATTGCCCAAAGATCAACTGGACCTAAATCTGTAGGTTCAGCACTCTTAAGGAGGTTAGAAAGGTGGTACGAATCTACGTGAGAACTAGTTGTGTAGTTATTGTCACGTAGGAATATACCATTGTTTAAAACTGGGGTTGCCATAGGGCTTTTAATTTAAGGGTTAATAATTAATTTATCGTTTAAAAATATTTTGAGGTTTAGCTATTTTTCTAGACTTAGGTTGTTCATCCTCTTCATATGAAGAAGAAATATTCTTTCTACTTTGTTCTGTTTTTAATTGTCTAACTGTTTGTTCCACTGCTTGATTTTTACCTTGTTTCATAAGACTACCACGGTAATCATCAGGATTGGAAAGTAACCAAAGAGCTTCTGCAATCAATTCATAATTAGGTTCTACAAACTGGTATCTTTCTAAAAGGTGTCCTAATAAATTAGTAGGTTTGCCTGATATAGAAGGATATTGTGGTTGAACCAATCCACTATACAACTGAGCTTGTGTTTTCTTATCTAATTTAAGACCATTAATTTCTGCTGGTCTTAAAGCTTCAAATACATTTTGCTGATATGCTTCAGCAGCTTGTTGTTGTTGTTGCTTTCTATATTCTTGTTCCTGAAGCTGAGCATGAACAACTTGTTCTTGCATTTGATCCAACTTAGGTTTGAACTGTTTAGCTTTTTTCTCTAGTACACCAAGATCTTTCCATGTGGTAAGTTCTTCTTCAATTTCTTCTTGAGTACCAAAATTAGTAGCTTGTAAATAAGATTTTACAATAATCTCTTGATCGTTATCATCTGTAGGATCCATTTCTCTTACTTGTTCTACATGAGATAAAGCTTGAAATAAACCTTTAAGATCTTGACCTCCATCTGCTACATATTTAGCAGCATATTGTAATTCTTCAGGAAGACTTTGAAAAAACTCAGCTGGTGTATTAGCTGCTACTTCTTGTTTAAGATTAGTAATATTAGCTTGCCAAAGTTCTTCTACATCTTTTTCTCCAAGTCCTCCTAGATAATCATCAAGAGATTCTTTCTTTTCATCATAATCATCAAATGCAAACATTTCATTTGATTCTATCCGTTTTTTTAAGAACTCTACCAATCCAGACTTTTCTGTTTTTGGTCTTCCACCTTTAGATTTGGTATCATCTTCAAAGTCTGGAGCAACTCCTTCATCTAAGATTTCATTCAGTACTTCTTTAATTTCTGTTTTATCTTCTACATTATTTGTAGTAGAATTAAATGTACCACTAGTTTTAACTTTTTCATCTTCATCTAAGAAATCTAAATTAGTTTGTTTCTTACTGAAAATATTTGGTTTAATTTCTGTTGCATCATTAGAAGAAGAAGTAATAATACTGTCTGCTCCTGGAGCTCCATCAAATAAACTATCAATATCAATATCTACTTGTTGTGCAGATGTTTGCACATTTGTTTCATTATTCATAACTGGTTGGTTTTTTATGTGTATGTCTACATTATTAATATACAACTTAAACTCTAAAAATTTATAAAATCTTTTCTAATAAGGTCTAAGGTGTGGACTATAGGGCTATAATTTTTTATTTCTTTTTCTGATTATTCATTTTAGATGCAGCTACATCATATTTATTTTTATTAGTTTCAGCAATTTGTAACTGTTTACTAGCTACATCTTTTTGAGTTTGTAATTTTTCTCTTTCTAATTCATGCTTCTGACTAGTTAAAGATGTTTTATTAACTTCCTGTTCACGTTTAAAATTCATAGTTTCCTGGAAATTCTTTGTATCTTCTATATGTTTTAAAGCATCAAGATAGTCAGACTGCTGATTTTTGTTAATATCTACAGCAGCTCCCATACCAGCACCTCTAATCTGAGCTTCAATAATTCTAGCTTGTCTATCTTTCTCAGACTCTTCAGCTTTAAATTTCTGTTGAGCTTGTAATTGTTGCTGTTCAAACTGTTGTTGCTGTTGTTGAAGTTCTTGTTGATGCTGTTGTTCTTCTTGTTTTTGTCTATTAACTTTTTCTTCAGCAGCTTTAAGAACACCTGTAAGTTCTCCTATAGACTCAGATTTAATAACATTTCCAAGATCATATATAGAAGCACCCATTGTATTGTTAGTAACAGCTAGTTGTTTAAGCTGTTCCATAACAGAACGAGAGTTAGTTTTAGTAGTACAGAATATATTAAGATCTCTTAAAAGAAGATCAGTACCATTCATTTGAAAGTTAACTTTTTCATCAGCTCCTGTAATATATTGTAAACGAAGACTAGGATTTTTAGAATGATAATATTGAGCAAGGTCAGTTCTCATCTGATGTACTCTAGGCATAAGGTTATCACTATGCTGTATAAAGTATTGTTCTGTCTGTGCATAGGAAGCATTAGTAGCCTGTTCTATAGCTGTAGCAGTTTGCTCTTGAGCTATCTGCATACCCATACGTTGTTGATTCAATCCTATTACAGCAAATGCTTCATTCTTAAAATAATCAGCCAATTTAATCCTAGAAAGCAAACGTTGTGTTTGTTCTAAATTAAGCACTTGATAGTGTTGAAAGTTAAGAGCATTCTCAGTGTTTGTAATAGATGTATCTAAAGGAAGCATTTGAAAGTTCTTCATTGCTACATATGCTTTAGATAGATTATTCTTTCCCCAGTCTTCACCCAATGAGTGACGTGGTAGAGCATTTTGATCAAGCATAATAACAGTACCAAGTTCATCCACTAAGATATCAGCTATCTGGTTGTTTACAATATTATAACCAATTTGGAATGGTTTCATAAGATCTACTAATGCTACAGATCTAGTATTTCTATCTCCAAATACTGCACCTTCTACAGGAAGTTTACAACCATACACTGTAGTATCTCCTTTAAATTGAAAAGGAACACGTCCTGGTTTACCTCCATTAAGTCCTAGGTATATTGGATTAATACCACCTGGATTATTCATTCCCCAGAAAGCTGGACGGTTAGGTCCAATCTTAACCCCACCCCACACTTCATTAATCCATATCCAATCTATATGTTCACCAAATATTAAATTGTCTTTACTTTTTTGTTTATATATTGATGTATCATATTCAGGTCTGTCTGTAACTTTATATTCTTCACTAACTATATCAGTAATAAATTCTCCTGTAGTAGTTATTTTAGTGAGGTGTCCAACCTTTCTTTGACTCTTCCAATAGATAGTTGAAACCCTAAGCATGTAGCTTTTACCAAAGTCTTGCAAGTCTTCAGAGTCTGATAAGATCCATTGTACAATATCTCCGAACTGACTTCCGGCATCATACAAAGAAGTAAACTGTCTATAAGCCAAAGAAGGCATTTGTGTATTCCATTCGTGAGATCTTGTGGGATCATAATATGTACCATCATTTTGATATCCTTGTATAGCATACCCAGCAGATCTTGCAGGATAGATAGCTTCTAAAGCTGCTAATTGTTCTTCTGTCATCATCCATCCAAATTTATCTACAACATCTGATATAGACATCATATCAAGTTTGCCCACCCAGTTACCTTGAGATATGTAACGAATGTCAGGAGATTTATGATAAAATGTAAGTAGTGGGTTCCATAACTCCACCTCATAATCATCTTCTTTCATATCAAAATGCCAAAACTCTCTATCAGTAATAAGACTATCTCTGAAAGCTCTTTCTTCTAATTCTTGCATTTTAAACCTTTCTTCATCTACAGATTTTTGATGAGATGCCCATTCTTCAATCATAGATCTATAATCTTTTTTAAAGAATGATTCAATCTCAGGAAGAGATTTAATTTTTTCAGGATCCATTTGTTGTTTAGCATCATCACTCTGAGGATCTAACCCCATCTCTGCCATCTTCATCATTTGTTTTTGTTGAGCTTGAGATAAAAGAGTTTCCTCTATCATACCTCTTTTAGCTTCCAACATTTCATTATAAGACTGATCATCCACAGCCCTAAACATAATTCTTGAACTCCTTTTAGAGAATTCATTAGTTAATACATTAATTACATTAGGAATAATGGGATAAAACTTAAGTTCAAATGCTGATACATCTTCTTTAGTTAAAGTATCAATAAGATCACCCATTTCATTATCTTCCTCTACAATATAATCTTGCTTATCTATAATACCTTTAGCAAGCTTGTAGTTTTTCATTAAACGTCTAGCATTACGTCTAAGCTGTTTCATTCCCTGAAACTCTAACCAATCTAAGTTCCAAGCTCTCCATTGATCATCTTTTTCTTTTTCAGAAACAAATTGAAATGGTTGAATAAGAGTACCCATTTTATTGTACTCTGTCTTAGCTCCAGCTTTTACTTGTAAGGCATTATATATTTGCATGGTAATTAATTAGTTATGTCTTCAGTTATAATATATGTAATAATAGAAGGTCCTGTAGTATTTGTAAATGTAAAACTTCCAGTATTTAAATCTGAAATAGTTGTTGTATATGTCATCTTATATTTTTAAATGCATTACGTTTAGGACTCATCATGGAGCTTCCTTTATTGGCTCCAATATGTCTAAAGGGACTATGATTTAATTTACTAAATTTTCGGGAGACGTCCAAGTTTTTATTTGTAACCTCTGTACGTTTAGATATCCCTCTATTAGCTTGTTGTACTTTAGCAAATGCTACTAGTGCACAAAATGCTACAAGTCTATCCACGTTTAGTCCATCATAATAAGCTTGCATCTCTTTAAGTAACATAGGATCTGGAATACGTTCCACTCCATATATTGTCTTAGTTATTGTTCCATCTGGTTCTACTTCTTGGTCTAACTCCTCTTGTAAAAACTCAATACCATATGAAAGTATATTTCCTTTAAATAGTGTACCCACGTTTTTCCAGCCGTATTCTTGGAATACATTAGAATTAGCTCCTATATCTTTCAAGAATAACATCATGTTCTTAGGTACTAAATAACGTTGCTTTTTTCTCTCCATCATATAATGAATAAACAATGATACGTTATTTTCTACAAGTGTCCATGCATTATACCATTCTACAAGTATTTCTAATCTCTCGTGGGTTTTTTTAATATCATCAAACCTTCCACACCAACTAGCTACAATACCATCTCTTTCTATAGTGTGTGTTAAATTTTCTCCATCATTCTTTATAACTTCTACAGCATTCTTATATACATATATAGAACAAAGAGAATCTGATGTAGTAGTCTTACCTTCACTAACAGGATCTATAGAAGCATAGTACATTCCAAATTGAGGATCTTTACATGGACGTTCATATATACATATCACTCCTTCTTTGTCTTCAGCTTTTTTACTTAAAGGAAATTCCATAATAGGAGCTTTCCTAGAAACTTTATCTATAATTTTACCTTCAGCATCTCTAGAGAGTTCTAAATATTCAACAGAATATTCTTTATCTTGAATACGTTGTAGTTGTTTAGATACAAGATGTGGAGGAAATACAGATTCTTTTCTAGTAGCAAAAGCTTCTTCTATAGTGGTGGGTTTCTGAGATATACGTAGCTGGTATTGATCAGGAGGAAGATCTTTATACCACTGCTTACGTTCTTCTATAATGGCTTCTAAAGCTTCTTTAACCAAGGAGTTACCAGCTTCATCTATATACGGAGGCATCGACCACTGCTCTGGTATAAATAAGCCGGTTTCTCCAATGGTTCCTTTATTATCTATTAGGTTACTCTTAACAGCAAACATCCCATACCTATGAGGATATAAGATCATATCTTTGAGGGGCTGACATTGTTCAAGATCACCCACTGATCCTGCTGCTATAAATGTTCCTGTAGTCACCATACCAGATTGCATAGCAGGTCTCATAAACTCATATGTGTCCATCATCTTAGGGGCAATACCAGCTTCTTCATGAAAGAAATATGTTACGGGACCACCCACACCATTTGTAGGATCTTTCTCAAAGGACGTGCCTGTAATGATTGATTTATTACCTCTGTACGTATCCCTGTTGTTTACCCTCACTTTAATTCTCTGCTGCCATGAAAATATCTTATCAGGCTCAGATGGTCTATACCAAGCTGTATGTTCATTAAGGAAGTTCCTATATTCATTAAGCATCCTCCAAGAACCTTTCTCAGATATATAATCTTTAAGACTAGCTCCTATTTTATTAACAGAACCTTCTTCAAACCAATAAGCATTAATAAGCTTACCCATATGAAAATAAGAACTAGCTATCTGACGTTTCTTAAGTATGGGTAGATGTTTGTAAGATAGTTCCCCAAGCCATTCATATAAAGCTAAATGATATTGTGTATCTCGTACATCAGCAAATCCAAACTGTTTAATCTCTTTATTATATATAGGTAGAAAGTTAATCCACATATAATAGTCTCTAGTAAGATACCATGTAAGATCACCTTCTTTATATATTACACCGAATCTACATTTAGCTTTTTGGTCATCCCAATAGGCCATAAAGTCTTTACTCTTTAATGGAGCTTGACAGTAGTATCCCAATCTTTGAAACCTTCTGGCTTCATGATTAAACTGTTTAGAAATACTTACAGTGAAACCATAACCCTCATCAGGACCAGCATCTTTAAATACAGAACGTACAAAGTCACGAAAGTCTTCACGTTTACTAAAAGGTGTTACACTCCAAACACCATCAGTGTAAGTGGGTACTTCTATATAATTACTTGTTTTTTCCACTAGTTAGTTTTTCTATAAGAATTTTATCACCTTTTGTTCTATGTAATAAGTCTAATAGAGTTGGTAGTTCTTTACTTCTTAATACATTAATATCTTCATAATCATTCCAATATTGTGTATATGTTTCACGTGGAAAAGCTGCCCATTGATTTGCATAAGCATTGTAATGAAATATCCAATCTTCTAAATAAGCCATGTCTTGATTCATATATTTATTTGTTTTATTGATCATAAGCTAAATTTTGTCCACCTCTAACAGAAGACTGTTGTTCTTCCATAAGATCTTTATATACACCCTTAAATGATTGACGTACAGCATCATACTTCTCAGCCATTCTTAATAATGCTGGGCTAGATCCATCTCTACCAAATGTAAGTTCTTCACTGGCCATACTCTTTCCCATCTTATCTAAAAACACTTTGATACCATGATATGCTCTATATGTAGGAGTTTCATATAATCTTTTACACATAGTCAAAGCATGTGCAATTTTATCATCATCAAGACTAAAGTCAGCATCTGTTTCTTTTAGTATAAGATGTTCTTTATCTTCTTCTGGTACATCAAAGAATGGATTCATGTCTGGGTTAGGACAAGTCATATAAAATAAATAACTGTATATTTTTATATAATCTTCTGGATATTCGTCCATTATATCTTTAAGAAATTTTAATGTATAACAATGTTCTGAAGGAATCACTTTACCATTCTGTATATCTAATAGTCTTATCATTTTCTATCCATTGAAATGTTTTTACAAAATCTTATTTCTTTATTATTTAAAGTCCAAATTTCTCCATTATCCATAGCACACGTAAATAACAGATCATGTTCTTGACTATAGTCTATTACTAAAAATGCATATCCTTCCATACCATCAGATAGTCTATATATAGGTATCATTGGATCAAGCTGTAACATTATAGTTTTTCCTTTGTTTGTCTTAATAAATCTTTAGCTCCATTCTTAGCCATTCCTCTAAGAAGAGCTTGATTCTTTAATTCATCATTATGTATCCAGCTAATTCTATTATAATGTTTTTCTTTTTCAGACATATAATATCTTCTAGCTAATACACTTGTATCAAGTGTGCCATTATCATATTCATCTAACAGCTCTGCTAATGTAGGTATTTTATTTTCCGTTGTACTCATAGTCTAATATTTTACCGACTAAGTCAGATCGGTGGTTATGTTTAAGTTTAACCCATTTAATCTCTGGGATTTTTTTACTAAGTTCTATTGCATAAGATAATCCATTAAATGGATCTTTAATATCCTTCTGTTCATTGTCACCATTAATTATAATCCTACCATTCTTTCCAAGCCTTGTAAGAATAGCAAGCATCTCTGCCTTAGTAAGGTTTTGTGCTTCTTCCACCACAAGTATATCATCAACCGTTTTACCACGTATGAATTGTACAGGCAATGCCACCACCCTTCCATCTTGTATAAGGGCATCAATCTTAACCTTATCATAGCATTTAACCAAGTTTTCCTGAAAGGCTTCCAAGTAAGGATCAAACTTTTCATTAAGACTACCAGGAAGAAAACCAAGAGAATGGCCCACTTCAACAGCTGCTCTAGTAACATAGATGTTATCATATTCTTTTTTAAATATAAAATCAAGAGCTGTTTGAGCAGAGACAAGACTTTTACCACAGCCAGCCCTACCTGTAATAACAACTATTTGATTTTCTCTAATTAATCTTTTAGTTTCTTTCTGTTCATCATTAAGAGTGATGGCATACTTAATGTCATTCTTTAAAACTTTTTTTTGCTTTTCCATTAATGGGATTTTAGTTTGTTTCTATTATCTTCTAACCAGTGTATAACATTAATTGCTTCTTGTTTAAGATAGGGAAGGTCATACTGCACTATATCTTTAACAATAGGATTACCATCATTATCAAGAGCAGATATAGGATTGTCAAATTTATCCCGTCCGGCTTCTTCAAACATGATGTGATGAATTGTGAGAATGCCTGGGCTAAGCTTAGGATTATGTTTAAGAATAATAAACATATACATACTAAGCTGTAAAGCATAGTGGTTAAGGTGACAGTCATCAAGATGACTGATAGGAGGAGACATTTTTTGAGAGATGCCTTCCCAATTAGTAAATCCTTCAACTTTAATTTCTTTATTTGTTTTATAATCAGTGATGTGCACTTTACCATCTACCACTTCTACTAGATCAGACTGTCCACATATACCAGCAGACTTAAGATAGACCATGTGTTCTGGATAGACACCATCAGTAAGTTTTTGAGGAGAAGAATGTTTAACCCCCTCAATTTCAATGGGTTTAAATACAGGAACTGTAAGTCCATGTCTTTCCATATTATTAAGTCCACATATATCAGCTTCTCTTTGATTGTGATACCATGTGCCTAATGTTGTAGCTCTTAATGCTTCAGCTTTCCAAGCTTCTTTAATTTCTGTTGGAGTCATCCCATACCACTTACTCTTCTTACTTTTAGCCACTCTTCCTGCTATCTTATCTGCATCAAAGGGTTGTTTAAAGTTTGATATAAGACTAGTGACACTTAACCAATTAATATCTTCTGCACTTGTGTATTTGTGATTGTGGGCTGTAAATTTTAATATACTCATATTCCTAATTTTTGATTTAGTTGGTCTTCTTCTTCCTGTGTAAGTTCAGCAATCCACTTACCTAAAGGACATTCACTTGAAAGACTTCTTGTTTTAAACCCTAATGAACATCCACATCCTCCTTGTCTTTGATCACAGCATGGTGTACTTCCTACGACCATACAACCTTTATCATCAGTGGTGTATAACTGGCATGTTTCACAAATCTGCATTCTCTGTTGTGCAATTTCTTCCACATCTGCACTTTTGAATATGCTATTTCGTACCCCTTCTATGATTTGTCCTTTTGCTTTCCAGATTTTTATTATATTTTCCTTTAGAGACATTAGCTACTTTTTTATGAAGTTTAATAAAATCTTTTCTTTGACCTTCTTCTTCTATATTTTTTTTAATAGCCTTAAGATCAAATAAAGTCTCAGCTGTTTTAAACCTAGCTGTCATTTGTTGCATTCCTTTTTGTTTGTTATTCTCTTCCCACTTTTCTAACATATCTATCTTATCATCTATCTTCCAATCCTTAATAACAAAATCACCTAGGTTAGTCAGATGAATACGTTGATGTTTTAAACTAGACAAAGACTTTCTTATCTCAGCCCAGTAGTAATCTATAAGATCTTCTACAAGAGATTCAGGTAGGCATGTTTGTTTTGCAACAGCTGGTATAAACTCTTTAGCTTTCCGTGGTCTCAACACTTAAAAATTTAAAATCAAGAAGAACAGTTCCCTCTGAATATATTTTAATATCTGGATTGATAAATATCTTTTTCTTATTTTTTCCTTCTTTAATTATTAAGTTTTTCTTTTCAGCTTTAGCAAGGCAGTTACGTACAGACTGTGTACTAGAGAATATATCTTTAGTGTGTGCCTTTGTACAAAAACTAGTCAACTCTTGATCTCCTTCTAAAGCCAAGTAAGTGAGGCAGTTTAGGTCTGCCTCACTTGTAGATATTTTATTAAGATAGCAATGAGTGAGTAGTTGATATTTTACAATATCCCACTTGCTCATCTTCACTTTCTTATTTACTTGGTTTACTAATGCCATTCTTATTTTTTTAACTTACGTTGAGCTGGTTCTGAATCTTTAGGTACTAACACTTCATCACCCACTTTAAAGCCTTGTTCTTCTAACTCTGGATTTTGGTCCATATCTTCTTGTGTAAGATTGTGAGGAACAGCATCAGCAGGAGGAGTGGGGTTGGTCATTTGAGCAATAAACCCAAGAGCCTTTAACTCTCTAGCCCTAGCATCAGCTAAGTCAGCATTAACTACTTGTAATTCTAATTGAATCTTTTTTACTTCAATTTGTTCTGTAAGAAACCTTACCACTTCTTCTTTAGAAGGAGCTTGTTCTGTAGGAGCTTCCGTTGGTTTTTTTGACATGTTGTTTATTTTATTGGTTTATAATTCAAGATCATTTTCTGAGCTACTAGCTTCTTCTTCATAATACTGCTTAAGCAAAGAGAAGAAGTCTCTATAAGGAGTGTCTATAATATAAGCATCCCCCGTCTTTGTAAAGACAGTGGTGCACCCATATACATTCATATCCTCATCTTCTGATGTAAGCTTGGCAGCCTCCACCATATCCATATGGAATATAAAAGGCATCCACTTACCCTCATCCTTAATACCAAGACTCTCTGCTTTAGAGATCTCTATACTGTGACAGTTAAGACTACATTCATGTAACATATTATATATTGGTTTTTGGTTTATAAGATCTTTGATATTCAGTGTAGTTGATATACTTACTCCTATTACTAGCTTTAATAATCTGCTTAGCAATCATTCTTTCAACAACCCCATCCCTTACATCAATAACAGGGACTTGAATTGTTCTACCATACTTGTCATCTATCTCTAAATAGTGAGAAAGTCTTTCTTCATTTTTTGTTGGCTCCATACTATAATATACTTTAAATGTTTAAACTTGTCAAATTTAATATATGTAAAATTATTTTTTTTATATAATTTTCCACATGATGTTAATAACCCCCCCCTTGCTAAAAAAATGTTTTGTGATAGAGAGAGGGAATGGTTCTTGGCTTGAAACCCCCACTCTGTTTTGGTGGGCAGGTGTGCCCCCATAAAGTTTCATTCATTAACCTTAAAATATAAATAAGATGAACATTCAAACTTTAAGAGACTTTTGTCAAAGCCGTAACTTTGTAGAGATCCATAAAACTATTCGTGAGAATAATAATGGCTACCCCTACATAACGTTTATTGACTCTAAGAATGTAGCTGAAAACATCTACTTCTCCAAGAGTCAATCAGCAAACGTTGCTGAAGGTATGTTAGTTACTCCATCAATCCTTAGGGATTTAAGAGTAGCTTCTGTCTTCAACGTGAACGGTGAAGAGAGAACCAAGCTCTGTGGTGCTGGAGAGTCTCAACGTCTAAGCCTAGACGACCTCTTGTAAGGCACAACAACACCTACAGTACATCATGTATTGTAGGTGTTTTTTTAAAAGTCCCGAGACAATCTACCAACACTAGCAATATATTTTTTTTATTGTCCCGTAAAGATCTACCAACTTGACTATAACTAGTTGTTATTCAATTAGTTGTGTGGGTATGTGAGGGTGGTAGGAATCAATCCTATGTATTCTTTATGTATGTAAATTGTCTCTATAAATAAAATTTCGGCCGGATTAAATGGCTATAA